TTCAAAATATTGAGTTTGACCGCCAGCCCATGCAATAATTCCGGTATCGTGAAGTTCTACATAGGAAGTAAAAGTTGGATCATTAGAAGCTCTTAATCGCATTCTTCTCGGATGATATTCACTATAAGGAGAATAATTATACCTACCATATCTTCTTACCCTTTTTGCAATATCAAATTCTATTTGTATCCACTCAGTACCTGGAACTATATTAGAAAGCCAATAAGTATAATAAAGACCATCAAAGGCACTACGGGCATAAGCGGAATTTTCACTGGCATCATAACTTTGGTCAAGGTTAAGTTGAGAAGTCCATCCAACACCACAAAGGGATTGCGAACTTTCTGATGAAATACTTGATATTGTTTCAGACGATACTGAACTATCAGAAGATGAACTTTCTGAACTAATAGAATAGTCATTACATTCCATCATTTCTATTTCTGCAATATTATATTGAGAAAGTGAACCATTAACATACAGCCTATAATAATCAACATCTACAACCGTTCCAAATTGAAATGTCTTCCATTCATTCTGTGACCAAGTTAATACAGGTGTTTGAAATACTACAGTTTCTTCTCCAACAAAATTTCCATTGCCGGATGCCCTTAACTCAAGCCGTGTTGGAGTATTTTCCCATCCAATATTTGCAGACCTAACCCTTAACTGCATTATAGCTTTACTTAGTGCAAATTCTACTTCTATCCATTCCCACACTGCAGGCGTATCAACAATCCACATAGTAGAATTATTATTATCAAATGCATTCGCTGGCACAAATGTAGAGTAGTAATTACTTGCATCAAAAGTTTCACCAAATGTTTGATCAGAAGCCAATTCACCGCAACTGAAACTTGACTCTGATGATTCACTGCTTTCAGATGATGACGATCCAGAAACAATCTGCGATGACTCAGAATCACTCGAATTACTACTTTCAGATGATTCAGAACTTTCAGACGATACTGTTTCTGATGATATACTTAACTCTGATGATTCACTGCTTGCCGATGAAACACTTGCCGCTGATATTGCATATGCCTTATTAACATTCTCGAATTTTTGATTACTCGCATTCCACCATAGAACATCACCAGTCTTGATATCAGTAATGTCTACATCTAAAAGACCATCAACCTTGAGCAAAATATCATTCAACCTTTGAGCATTTCTGGACAATACTTCGTTCCAGCCCTGCTGACCAAGTTTTAATTTTTCTAATAATGATTCAGATCGTTTAGGCATTACTGTTCCTAAGTGTAAGTAATTACTGGGTCAATATATATTCCATCTGCCGAACCAACTGAAATTGTCGCCCCATCAGACAAGACATTATTGACTCTATTCTTTATTGTTACTGTAAAAGCACCTGCTTGGATTATAGTCAGAGTCATTCCACTTACATATTGATCATGTGCGCCAACACTTGCATCGAAGTAAAAATCACCTTCGTATAAATTAGTAGAATCTGAATTACTATCAGGCGTTTGAGTTCCAGCCCCATCAGCAACTCTATTAACAGGCAACCAATCAAATTGAACTGATGTTCCTGTACGAGTTGCCTTAATACTACCTGGTGGATACGGTTTTGCTGCCTTACCAGTACCAGTTACAGCAATTTGGGATGCATCGCCAATATCAACAACACCGCCACCAACACTTTGAGGTAAGTACTTAAGATAAAAATTTGTCTGTGTAACAGTTATAACATTATCTGAACTAATTGTAGTTATCCAAATTGGAGCACTTGAAGAATGTTCCTCAATCGGTGTGTTATAAAGACCACGAATGACTCCAGTTAATCTATAAGAACTTCCACCCTCAGGAGTTATTGTCTGAAATGCCATTAATTCATTACCACAAACAACAACTCTGCCCAAATTATATAATTCTGTTCTACTTATACTATTAAATGATGGTGCATTATCATCATTATAAGGAGTAAATAAAATTCCTATATCATCATCTATTTCTTCAGTTTCATCATCATATGTTTCGTCAAGTGTACCGTACATAGACCATTGTGTAGCAATTAATATAGAAGAATAATCAACTCCATCACTTGAAAATTGAACACTAAATGCAATTTCCTGACCAACTCTAGCAGCAAGACATATAAATGACTTAGATGCAAGTGTAGTAATATTATAAGGTAATTCAAACGCTGCTTGATACACAAGTGGTTCAGCTTCATAATCAGGTGGAATCCATTCAGGTGCGCCACCAGCCTGATAACTCAAAGTAAAGCTATTATTAATATCTTCCTGGCAAATCCAATCAATATAATTTTGATCTTCTTCACTTAGACGTTTATCAAGAATTCTAAATGTTGATCCATTAATTCCATATTCTTCATGAATAATTCCTATCAATTCACCTGGCCCTGGTGCTCTTGCTCCCCACAAACCTGTTTTAAATTTTATTGTTGCTAAAGGATAAGAATATCTCTTAAGTAATTCCCACAATCTTTTAGAAGCAATAGTTATATCGTTGAAAGCAGTTAAGTCAACTGTCTTTTGCCTTGAATAACCAAGCATTTGAATACTTGCTGAGTTATAAGCTCGAATAGTTCTTCTTGTATATTGCTGTGTTCTATCTGTATAATTTGCTCTTAAGTCATTCCAAGTATCATCCCATCCAGGTCTAGTAAAAGAAAATTCCACAAAATCTTGTTCCTTAAATCCATAATTTGCATCTATATAATTATCATGAGCAATTAACTCATACTTACCTGTAGACCAATTTTTTCTAAGTGTCGCATCAACATAACTACTAATTATCTTCTTTATGTGCGATCTCCATTCACCCTGATTAGTAATCGTCAAACTAATGTAATATTCTCTAAAGTCAAAAGCTTGCGCTGCCGCTTCAAATGTAGTTTCATCTATATCAGATGCAGTTGATCCAGACATTAATAATAATTCATAAATAACAGATGCCACACTACTACCATACGTCGAATGTCTTGGAAAACTTAAAGGATGATCAGCAGGAAAATATTTATCTACAATAAGATGAAATGTAGGAGAATTATTTACATTATCTCCAACCCAAATCTGTGGCATCCACACATGACTTACAGGCTTCATTGCCGGTGAATTAACTGAATATCCTGGTGCTGAAGTACTACATCCTGGATTATGATATATATATGTTGCTGGCATTACCGATCCAGCCATATAAACATAACGAGTTATCCAAGTCGAAGTATAAACATTTGGATTAGCAGGAGCAGCATCTAAAGTCATAGGTTTATCATTAAAATAAATTCCTACAATATTTACAATCCCTATTCCTATTCCATGATGCAGGTCAAGGTAATATCTATATCCAGTAATTACAGTTTCAGACCCACCACCACCACCACCCTTACCAGTTTCGACTTCTTGAGTTAGTGCAACAGTAGTCAAGCCTCCATAGTGAAGTAAATTTGTATTAACTCTAACTATACCAAATAAGAGAGGTACTACAGTGCCCTCTTGCGAAAGCGTTATATTAAAAGCATCAATGCTATTAGGATCCATATCTGCACTTTCTGGCGTTCCAGGCTTAGTCAGAAAGTACGTTGCGACCGAAGCAACTAGTATAACTACATATGCTATAAATAATCCCCAGCCCATTTACTTCTCCATTAATCTAAAAATATTAGTTAAATGTTCTGTAAAAAATGAAGGCATTGTAATCCTATGTACACCAATCCTTTGCATAGAATGAATTAAAAAACCACCTTCCATATAATATGCCGCATGATTAGTTATTTCATTATCTCTCATAGTAAAAGTTAAAATATCTCCACGATAAAATTCAATTCCTTCATCAGGCGTATATCTTTCAACGGCAATAGAATCTATTGCTTGTTCATTTACATGTCTAAGAATCCCATCAACTACATATTCTGTCTTTGTATGAATATGCCAATTTCTAGGGTAGTAGTCATAAACAACTTTTTTAATTATTCCTGCATCGCGCATAACACCACCAATAAACAATGCACAGTCAGCACCACGCCCCTTAACTAGAGTCAAATGTTTATAAGGTGTTCCCATCCAGGAATTAATAACTCTCTCAAATCTTTTATAGTTAATATCATCTTCAAAGTACTTCTTCATTATTTAAATCCCCAAATTACAGGGTTTCTACTTGGTATAGAAGGCATTCCACAAAACTTATTCCAGTTATTAAACTTAGTTTTGCAAGTTGCAGGAAGTCCATCACATCCAGGGTAAACATTTATTCCAGTATCAACTACTAATGCATCAGAAAAGCGATAATGCAATCTTATATAATCACCACCATGATCTGTAATAAACCGCCAGTCATTCATATAATATGCTTTCCCTTGTACAAACCACCCAGCCGCTTTTGCAGAAAATGCAGTAGAGTGAATAGTTAGTTCCACTTCATTAAAACTATCAATATTTGCATTTACTTTAAAGGGTGATTGACTTAATCCACAGTCCGTATCAAATACCTGCCAATTACAACTTGATTGATAAATAATTTTTGGCCCTATTGTAGACAACTGATCCATGCCATAGCAATGAGCCTGTGCAATTCCTTTGTCTATACTAACTTGCCGAATGACTCCATCAAAAATATAAGTTCTTTCATTTGGTTCGCTTATTGTTACTTTAATAATCTGTATCTGTGTTTTTCTTATTGGGAAACTAACTGCATTAGCAACAAATTCTTTTGTAACCGGAACATTTACAGTAGTTTTAACTTCCCCCAATTGTGCATCATAAGCAATTGTTGTTCTTTTAATTGATATTGGTTCAAATGCATCGCCATTTGAAGTTACCCATTCTCTCCATGAAGTATATCTGTTTACCTCAGTACCTGTAGTTATAATATATAACTCAGGTTCACCGTACATTTCCTGAAGTTGTGCATTTTCCAATACATCAGTCATTTTACTTCCTTATACCCATTCAATTTTCAATCTTATATTATTTGGATCTCCATTTGG